TGAGAATTCAAAATATGGAAAACCTTTACCCAAAGATGTTCCAATTGCTAGAAAACAATTTCTGTGTCCACCTCCTGCTACTTTGAATGATTTTCTTACATGCTAAATACTTCAAAGACTAATTCAAACACTTTAAAGGAGTTTAAAAAATGAAAACAGAAGGTGCAGTTTTATCAGGCTTTGAGGATGTTGATTTTTCTCAAATTAAAAAAGAAGGAAAACCAATGCCAGACATTTCAATCCCAGCTACATTGTCTGAAGATTATGTCAAGTATGTAAAAGATGCAAAACCCATTTCAGCAGATTACAAAAAATATACAATGGAAGATGTACGTGCCGGAGAAGTACAAAACAAGTTCAATGTAATATCTACTTTTGCTGGTGGTGGTGGTTCTTCTACAGGATACCGTTTGGCGGGTGGTAAGATTTTGTGTATTAATGAATTTGTGAAAGAGGCTAGAAATACATATCATGAAAATTATCCAAACACTCCCATACTTCCAGATGACATAAAGAAACTTACAGGACAAGACCTTTTGACTGCTGCTAATATTGGAGTAGGAGAAGTTGATATCTTGGATGGTTCACCACCATGTTCTGCTTTCTCTATGGCTGGTTCTGTAGTACAAGGTAGTGGTCATAGTATTGGTTTTGGTAAAACTAAAAAATATTCTGATGGTAAACAAGTAGAAAATATTGAAGATTTATTTTTTGAGTTCATTAGAATTGCAAAAGATGTTAAACCTAAAGTTATTGTTGGTGAGAATGTGTCAGGGTTGTTAATGGGTGAAGCAAAACATTATTATTGGAAGATTACAAATGCATTTGAAAATGCTAGTTACAATGTATCATCCATGTTATTAGATTCATCTCATTATGGAGTACCACAAACAAGAAAGAGGGTTATTTTTATTGCAGTTCGTAAAGATGTAACTGATGCGATTGGTCTTACTTCTCTTAATATTGCTGGTATATTTCCAGAAAAGTCTAGTAGAGTTCCAGTTACTTGTGGAAATGCATTTAGTGACCTAGTGTATGATGAAGAAGAAATAAAAATGTTAACAGAATCTTTTACAAAGGGTTCTCATTTTGTGACAGCATCAAAGATGCCACTTGATCCAAAAAAAGTATTAACTGGCTGTGATTATCATCCAAAGGGGCATCATTTTAATATGAAAAGAATTTCAAGATTCAAACCAGCTCCTACCATCACAGCTTCTGGTGGATGTATTCATTGGAGTGAAATGCGAAAACTTGCATTGTGTGAAACTCGTAGACTCACTTCTTTACCAGAAGATTTCAAACTAACTGGAAAGTGGGAACAAAGATCTGAACGTATGGGTAGAATGGTGCCACCGTTTAAACCTTATAAGGAGTTGAACAATGGCTGATTTTACTTTTGCACATAGAGAAGAAGGATTCGATGAACATATTGAAAATTCAATTCGGGGGTATTCAAACTTAATGGAAGATGTAGTTAGCCTTTCACGTTATTTTGTAGAAGATAATGCTAACATAGTTGATATTGGATGTTCTACAGGAAAAATTACAAAGGCTATGATGGAATATAATAAAGACCATTCCCCTGAAGCAAAATATATCGGAATTGAAGTAGCTGATGGTTTTGAACAAGATTTGAAAAACCGCACGAAAGAATTGAATAATGCTGGATTTACTAATGTAGAATTTATAATGAAAGATATTCGTAAGTTTCAAATAACAAATGCTAATCTAGTTACTTCTATCTTCACTTTACAATTCATGCCAAAGAAAGATAGAAGAGAAGTTATTTCAAATATCTATGCTGGATTGAATACTGGTGGAGCTTTCATTTTTGCAGAAAAAACTATCTGTGAAAGTGCATTGGTACAGGACATGATTACGTTCAATTATTATGATTACAAACGAAAAGCTTTTGATACAGAAGACATCATGGATAAGGAAAGAACACTCAGAAACATCATGAAACCTCTCACATGGGGACAACTTGAACACATGATATCTTATGCTGGGTTCACTACTGTTCAGCCATTTTGGAGAAACCACTCATTTGTCGGTGCAATAGCGTTAAAATAACTAAAGACTTGACAAAACACCTTAATATGGTATAATAGTACTATGAGTCCATTTGATTACCTAAAAGCGATTAACGAAACCAAAGAGAATGTGATGCTTACTCCACAAGATGAGAGGAAATACTCGTCTTTTATCGTTAATCGCGGGTTATCTTTCTTTATGGACACTATATTTCAAGTAAATGAGATGAATCGTAACCACCACCTTGACAGCCGACTTCAGTTTGACTATCTTATAAATAATATTAGAAAGAAACGAAGGTATAGTAAGTGGCTGAAACCAGAGAAACTACAGAATGTTGAATTGGTGAAAGAGTATTATGGATTTAGTTATGAGAAAGCTAAGGATGCTCTGAGAATACTTTCTGAGAATCAGTTGGCTTATATCATAAATAAACTGAATCAAGGTGGAGTGGAAAATGACAACAGGAACAGAGAACATGGTGGAGTGCACTCTGGAGAATCCAGATGATTTTCTCAAGGTGCGTGAAACACTTACTAGAATCGGGGTAGCTTCCCGAAAAGACAAAATATTATATCAATCTTGTCACATACTACACAAACAAGGTAGATATTATATCGTACACTTTAAAGAATTATTTGCACTTGATGGTAAACCAACCAATTTCTCAGAAAATGACCAAGCAAGACGTAATACTATAGCAAATCTTTTATCGGAATGGGGCTTAATTGCACTAGTGAATCCAGAATCTTCAAGTGAATTAGTTGTTCCGTTGAATCAACTAAAGATCCTATCTTTTAAAGAAAAAGACCAATGGGATCTTACAGCAAAATATAATATTGGAAGTAAAAGGACTGAAGATGGCGACCAAAACAATAAAGAATGAAACATTAAAATTTTATAAATTACATCCGAATGCTAAAGACCCAATTTATGCAACAGAGGGTTCAGCATGTTTCGATATTCACGCGTGTTTTGATGGGCAAGAAAAATATCTAGTTCGTCAAGATACTCTAACCAGAGTAATCGAAAAACCATTTAGGAACGGAGTTCTTCAAGTACATAACATGGAAAGAGTAATGATTCCTACTGGATTGATTTTTGATATTCCAGAAGGTTACTCAGTTCGTCTTCATTCTAGGTCAGGTTTGGCTTGGAACGAAGGTTTATACCTAACAAATTGTGAAGGTATAATAGATTCTGACTATGTAGATCCTATTTTCGTTATGATGACAAGCATAGCTCAATCTCCAAAAACAATAAATAATGGAGATAGGATATGTCAAGCAGAATTAGTGAAAAAGATATATCATGGTTTAACCGAACTCAAAAAACCACCAGTTCAGAAGACCGAGCGTGAAGGTGGATTTGGTTCTACTGGCAAATAACGAAAAAGTTATATGGCCAAAACTATAATTTAAAAAAGGGAGTAATCCTATGTTAGAAAAAGCAATAGGCTGGATTCGCAGTCTTACAGAAGCTGGCCTTGCGTTAATCGCACTTGGTGTGGTTCTTCAAATTCTTTTTGGAGCAGCAGTTCCATTCATTGGTCTTGATGTTGTAGGCTCAGTAGTGGGTCTTGTCAAAGAACTTGGATCAGAAGGACTTGTAGGCTTAGCAGCAATTTGGGTACTTTGGGGAATTTATTCCAAGAAGTAAACTTATATCATCTGACAAAGGGTGATTAAACCCACCCTTTTTCACTTTTTTTACATTATGACTAAATACTTTAATAGTAATTGGCAAATTGATGAAAAATTTATGAAGACTAAATACAAATTGATAGTAAAGGAAACTGGAAATTATACTTCAGATTCTTTAAGCAGTCTAATTTGGACTGTTTTTAAACATCGCTGTCATCATCTCTTCAAAGGAGAAGGATGGCGTGATTGAGGTTGACCAATAGTGGTAACCTCTAACTTACTTCAAGTCCACGTGCTGAGGATTGAAGTACAATATTAACCTCGCTTTAAAGGAGGCCCTATGTATACATTAGCACCACACACATTCCCCACACCACAAGACTTACAGAAAATGCTCGGATTCAGCGTTGGATTCGATGGATTTTTTAATCGTCTTTCTAATGTGGACACCGCCCAGTCGGGCTATCCACCATATAACATTCGCAAACTTAATGATCTACAGTATGTTGTTGAACTAGCTCTTGCTGGTTTTTCAAAAAGTGATATTGAAGTAGAAGTAACTGATGGTACTCTTACCATTCGTACTGCCGCGAAAGATGATGGGGCTGATAATGATGAAAACTTTGTACATCGTGGAATTGCCAAGAGAACTTTTTCTCGACAATTCAACTTGAGTGATGATATCATTGTTAAGAATGCCGATCTCCAAGACGGTATGCTTATTGTGAATCTGGAACGTGTAATTCCAGATGAGAAAAAGCCTAGACTGATTCCCATCGGTCAATAGCCACTGTGGTGCCCCCAATCTGAATCTCGCAAGATTGGGGGATTATAAATAAATATATAGATTAATTGAAACCTCAGTAGGAGAAAACAGTGGCAAAATCCAGAAAAATGAAATCTAAAAAAGAGTTAGAAAAAGAAGGTAGAACTCTTGGAATAGAATTAGACCGAAGACATAGTAAAGAAGACCTTATAGAAGAATTGGAAGCAGTAGAACCGGCTTCAGCTGATGATGTAACTTGGAATAGTATTGAAGAATTTACAGAAGCAGTAACTGCAACTGGAATGATTTTTGATCGGGATTTTATTCCTGTTAATATTGAAGCCCTTTATGAGGCTTTTACATCTAATCCAGAAGAATTCAAAGAAACCCCAGCTTACAAATTTTTAACACAATAAAGGATATACATGGCACACGCACATAAAGGTAAAAAGAAAGTATCTAAAGCAATGGGGGCGATTTTAAAAGCTCCTAAAAAAGTTGAAAAGGTAGTTGAGACTGTTGCTAAATACGTCAATAAAACTCATTGGGATACTAAAGAAGCATTTGCTGCAGCAGTAGAAAAGACAGGCGTTCATCCAGATGCAATAAATGTCAACGCAGAATGGGATTTTTACCAATCAGATAGAGACGGTTACAAGAATGCTCTTAAATTAGAGAATTAAAATGGCACAAAAAAGAAAAGTATTAAAAGAAGTTCTTTTTGATGATGTGGAAGAAAAGATAGAATATGATTTTTTAACACGCGACCAATTTTTCACAAAAGTACCAGAAACAAGACCAATGTCGGTACGTGGTATAGAAATGTGGGAAAGATACCTACAAGATCCGAAAGGATTTAAATTTTAGGAGAATATTATGTTACCATTATTATTATTTAATGTTATTTCTAGTCTTGTCGTAGACAAAGCAACAGATTTAGCAATAGAGCATGTGGAAAGTATGATAGATGATTTACTTCCAGAAAGTGCTAAAAAAGAACTGGATAAGGTTATAAAATCAGATCCAAACCATACTTTTACAAATACTAAAGATGCATTAATGGGTGCGATTGAAGGTAAATTACCAATAGTCAAAGCGGATGGAACAATTAAACCAATAGAAATGACATTTACAGTTAAATATGATCCTACTACTGGATCGATTGATATAGATAAATCTTAGGAAGGAATATTATGGCAGTCAAGATACCACCTTATAATGGACACCTAACAAAAAACTTTGGGTATCAAGAAATGATAAAAAGTTCTACCGCCATGCATCAAGAGAACACGTTATCAATTTAGTCAATCTCTGTAATTTTATTTTACAACCAGTAAGAGAAGAATTTGGAATTATTCGTATCAATAGTGGATATCGTTCTCCAGCATTGAACAAGGCAGTAAACGGATCAAAGACAAGTCAACATTGTAATGGACAAGCAGCAGATTTTGAATCTACAAAAATTTCAAATCCAAACCTTGCAAAATGGATTTCTGAAAATTTAATATTTGACCAACTCATTTTAGAATTTTATGATGGAGTTGACCCAAATAGCGGATGGGTACATTGTTCTTATGTTCTTGATGGGAGCAACCGCAGTAAAACAATGACGGCTCTAAGAGTCAATGGGAAGACCCAATATAAGTTAGGTCTTCTCTCATAGGAGAAGATGTGAAAAAAGTAAGAAATTTTCTAATAGGTATCATCCTCAAAATATATCTCCAAGTATTATTTTTATTTGGTGCATATTTTAGACGAATTCAATGGATTGACAAACAGATCAAATGGTGTTATAATACATTTGACAACTTAGAAATCCCTTATCAAAAATATTATTAATGTTTTATACTAATGTACAGCCTCATGGTAATTTCATTGCTTTGAGAGGTGTTAATGATCGTGGTGAATCTTTCAAAGAGAAATTGAACTACGAACCTACCCTATTTGTAGAATCTCATAAACCTCAAAATCCCCAATGGAAAAC